GAGGACGGTTTGTTCACCGGTACGCCAGGAACGATCCTGGAGAAGTTCGAGTACATGTCTCTGGCGGCTGACGCTAAGAGCGCCGGTGGGAACTCCAACTACTTCGCCAACGTCCTTGAGGGTAGCTCGAAGTACATCTACTGGATCTCCAACGACGAGTCTTTGGAGGCCTGCAACTCAGGAAAGACAACCGAATGGCTCAAAGAGAACACAGTTTCCGTGGAGTCACCGCCTAAGTACTACTTCTACAATTCGGCCTCTTCTCCGGACATCGTCACCACCCAGTACTACTCGTTCATCGACGGCGCCACCGGAGCCGAAGGCGGACTCGACGAGTTGGAAAACGCCTTCGACAAGTTCTCAGATCCCACCAACGTCGACGTGACCCTCCTCATCGCCGGTGTGATGCCGATCCTGTCCGACGACGCGGTTACGTGGGCTAACTACCTGATCAAAATGGCTGAAACTCGGCACGACTGTATCGCCCTGGTATCACCACCGACGTTCGGTACCTACGGGTCGGTATACTATAAGGACGCTCAGGACGCCATCGCGTTCACCGACAAGATCGTGTCGTCTTCGTTCGGGGTCATCGACTCCTGCGCCATAAAGGTCTATGACCAGTACAACGGGGTCTACCGCTGGATCGCCGCCAACAGCACCGTGGCCGGTCTCTGCGCCTACACCGACAGCGTGGCCGATCCTTGGTGGTCTCCGGCCGGGTACAACCGCGGACGGCTAATGAACGTCACCAAGATCTCGTACAACCCTGGCCAGATGGACCGGGACGACCTGTACAAGGCCAGGATCAACCCGATCGTCCAGTTCCCTGGAGAGGGCACGATCCTCTACGGTGACAAGACCCTTCAGGCCAAGCCGTCGGCCTTCGACCGTATCAACGTACGTAGGCTGTTCAACACGCTGGAGAAGGCCATCTCCATTTCGGCGAAGTACCTGTTGTTCGAGTTCAACGACGAGTTCACCCGCGCCAGGTTCGTCAACATGGTCGAGCCGTACCTGAGAGAGGTCAAAGCCCGTCGGGGTATCTATGACTTCAGGGTAGTCTGTGACAACACCAACAACACTCCGGCGATCATCGACGCCAACGAGTTCGTGGCTGATATATATATTCAGCCCGCACGTTCCATCAACTTCATTATCCTGAACTTCATCGCCACACCAACCGGCGTGAACTTCCAGGAAATCATTGAGGGGACCAAATCAGGAATCAGTGTATGATGACGATCCGATGATGGCTCAATGATATAGAATAGGTTCAAGTCTCGTCATCCCGATGAGGCTTGAGCCATTCGCTTCAGAGACAGATGAATCACGAATCTAGCCTGTTAAGAGACCTGAGAGACAAGAAGTTCTTGAACGAGAACGACAAGGTGTCACCCTGGATCGAGAGAAAGATCGACGACTCCACTCGAGCCGAGATCGTCTCTCTCACGGACTTCCTGACTTCGGAGACTTCTCTGAAGCACAGGATCTTCTGTCTTCTGAGAGGGATCAAGAGTCAGCCGGTCTGTTTCGAGTGCGGAAAACCAGTCTCGGTGAATGACGGCAAGAAGAGTTTCAAAGAGTTCTGCTCGATCGAATGCGTCAACTCCAGCGATGACGTCAAAAGAAGAAGGGCTTCGACTAACTTGATCCGCTACGGAAGCGAGTCAAGTTTCGCGTCGATCTCAGAAGAAGACAGGATCAAAAATTCGAGAAGAGCTCAAGCGGCTTCCGTTGCATCGGTCGTCAACAGGTACGGCGTCAGTAACGTCATGCACCTGAAAGAAGTTAGAGAAAGACATCTAGAGAAGATGAACTCGATCGAGACGAAAGAGAAACGCACGAACTCGCTGAGAGAGTCCTGCCTGATCAGTCACGGAGTGCGGCATTTCTCTCAAAGATCGATCTTGAACTACGACAGGTACGATGATCGAGAGTTCATCGTGAAGAATTTCGTCGAGAACGAGAAGTTTCTTTTTCGAGAGTTCCTGGACTTCTTCAATATCGCGTTCTCGACCGGAGACGCCAGAAAGCACGAACTCGGTATCGACTATCCTAACGTTAACGACTGGAAGTACGGAAAGAAACAGAGAGAGGTCTTTGACTTCGTTCGTTCGATCTATTCCGGAAAGATCGTTCAGAACGACAGGTCGATCATCTCTCCTCTGGAGTTGGACCTGGTGATTCCTGAACATAAACTGGCGATCGAGCTGAATGGTCTCTACTGGCACTCGAACCTGAAGGACTCGAACTATCACCTGAAAAAGACTCTAGCCTGCGAGGAGAAAGGATTTCAGTTGTTTCACGTCTTTGAAAACGAGTGGGACGATCCGATAAAGCGAGAGATCTGGTGCTCGATGATCTCCAACCGGCTCAACGCGAGTCGAGTGAAGATCGGAGCCAGAAACTGCGAGATCAGAGAGGTCCCGTTCGAGATGTCGAGAGACTTCTTGAACGAGAATCACGCTCAGGGTTGGAGCGCGGCTTCGATCAGGCTCGGACTATTTCATGAAGATCGACTAGTCTCGATCATGACTCTCGTGAAATCCAGATTCGACAAGTCTTTCGATTACGAGATCGCCAGATTCTGTAACGAGAAGTTCACCTCCGTCATCGGAGCATTCTCAAGACTCCTGGCTCATCTTTTAAAAAGAAACTCAAGAATAAAGAGTCTCCTGTCTTACGCGAACAGAAGGTGGACTTCAGTTAACGACAACGTCTACCTGACTAACGGGGCTGAACTCGTCAGCGTGTCTGGACCAAACTACTTCTATTTCAAGAAAAACAAGCTTCATTCAAGAATAGAATTTCAAAAACATAAACTTAAAGACATCCTGAACGATTTCGATGAGTCTCTGTCAGAAAGACAAAACGTTATAAATAATGGTTATAGAGAGATTCATGATTCCGGAAATTTAAAATATAAATTTAACGTGTATCTCAACAACTAATATTTTCCTTCGGAGAAAAGTATATGGCACAATCTGACATGTCGGTTGAAAACTTCAAGAGCCGCCTGATTGGGGGTGGCGCGAGAAACAACCTATTTAAGGTCCTGGTGACCTTTGACGGTATCGATTCCAATCAACTTTCATTCATGTGTAAGGCGGCTTCGCTTCCTGGTTCCAAGGTCGAACCGATCTCGGTTCCGTTCAGGGGTCGAGAGATCTTCGTTTCTGGCGACCGCACGTTCGATCAACCCTGGACGGTCACCGTCATCAACGACATCGATCGCTCCATGAAGGCTGAATTTGAGAAATGGATGCACCAAAGACTCAACCAGCACGAAAAGAACATCGGCAACCAGCAACCAGCGACCTACAAGTCGGTCGACGCTCAGGTGGCGCAGCTACGGAAGGACGGCAGCGAGATAACCGAGATGACGTACACCTTCAAGGGGATCTTTCCCACGGCGGTGAGCTCGATCGACCTGCAGTTCAGTACCGCCGGAGAGATCGAAGAGTTCACGGTAGACTTCGCGTACGATTATTGGACGACCTCGGTAACGGTCTAAAGCCGTACGGATACGTGATGAGTGACGCAGTGACGCACCAGAGTACCCTCAATGAGGCCGCGGTTGACGCCGCCTCCATTGACGGGTTGAATTTATTCGGGTTCAACCTGGTTTCTTCGAACAAGAACAAGATCAAGAAGAAAAGGGAAGACGCAGGACCCGAGTCATTCGTCGGGCCGTCCCAGGAGGACGGCTCGGCTCTTTTTGTCTCGCTCGGTGCTCACCAGGTGGCCTACCACGACCTAGGGGCGTACTTCGGTTACTCGGACGTAGCGAGGATGCTGAAGTACCGCGAGATCTCGAACTACCCTGAGGTCGACCAGGCCGTCGAGGAGATCATCAACGAGGTGGTGGTGGTCGACGACCAGTTCCAATCGGTCGAACTGTCGATGGATCACCTGGACAAGGTCGTCTCACCAAAGATCAAGAAGACGATCGAGGAAGAGTTCCAGAACGTACTGGCGATGCTGTCGTTTAAGACCAACGCGTACGACATCGTTAGGAAGTGGTACGTGGACGGTAGGTTGGTTTACAACATCGTGCTTAACGAGAACAGGACCGAGATAGTCGAACTCAGACCGATCGATCCCATCAACATCAAGAAGGTCAAGGAGGTCGAGGAGATCGTCGACCCCAAGACCAGGGTGAAGACCTACAGGACCAAGGAGGAGTACTTCGTCTTCTCCGAAGCCAACGATCCCACCACCAGCAACGGTAACGCGTTCGGGTCGTACACCGTCAACGGCGGCGTGGGATCGACCGGAAGCAACAACAACGGTTTGAAGATTTCCAAGGACTCGATCGTGTACGTCCCTTCGGGGTTGCTGGACGAGACCAGGAAGAACGTCATCTCGTACCTGCACAAGGCGATCAAGGTGGCCAACCAGCTCAGGATGCTGGAGGACTCGTTGGTCATCTACAGGCTGGTGCGGGCTCCAGAGAGACGGGTGTTCAGGATCGACGTCGGTGGGTTACCGGCCAAGAAGGCCGAGGCCTACATCCAGAACATGATCGCCAAGTACCGTAACAAGATCATCTACAACCATTCTACAGGTGAGCTGATGGACGCCCGTCAGAACATGGCGATGATCGAGGACTTCTGGCTCCCGACTAGGGGTGGGGCAGGCGGAACCACGATAGACACGCTCTCGTCCGGTGAAAACCTGGGTCAGATGGACGACGTCCTGTACTTCCAGAAGAAGCTGTTCAGGGCTCTCAACGTCCCACTGAACCGATTGGAACAGGAATCCCAGTTCTCCCTGGGCAGGACATCTGAGATCACCAGGGACGAGGTAAAGTTCTCCAAGTTCATCGCCAAGCTTCGCTCCAAGTTTTCTGACCTGTTCTACCAGCTCCTAAAGACGCAGCTGATCCTCAAGAACGTGATCACGACGGAGGAATGGGACGACATAAAGGAGCACGTCTTCGTCAACTTCCTTAAGGACAACCACTTCACCGAGATAAAGGAATCCGAACTGATCCGAGAGAGGTTGTCCACGCTGAGGGAGATCGACGACTACGTCGGTAAGTATTTCTCTAAGGAATGGATCCGACGCAACGTGCTTCGTCAGTCCGACGAGGACATAGACGAGATCGACGCCCAGATAGACGCCGAGAGGAAGGCCGACGCCGACTTCGCCGACGCGAAGAACGAGGTCCCGTACACCGGATAACAACCATTTTCAGGAAAAGATACACAGACATGAGAACTAAAGACCAATTACTGTCGGCGTCAACTCTGGTGAGTCAGATCGTCGATAAGGACTTCATCGAAGCCAAGAAGACGTTCGTCTCTTTGCTGCACTGGAAATCCCTCGATAAGCTCGAGGAAAGGAAGGTCCGGGTCGCGTCCAGGATGTTCGAGTCGACAAACGTGCATAAGGCTACCGATGACGTCATCGAGGAGAGTGGTGTATCGGACCTTGACCCGATTCAGCAGTTTACCCTGATCAATGATTATCTTGGTATTAGACAATACAGCGGAGTGCGACATTTCAGAACTGATCCGGACAGGGCCAAAAAGATCATCGACGCTAACAAGGTGGATACTGAAACCGTCAAGGCCGCCATCGAAAAGATGAAACAGCATAAAGAGATCGACCGGAGCTTCAACCTGAAGGAAGAGACCCTAGACGAAGAGAACAACTTTCAAAAGGGTGCCAATGTCAAGGTTAAGTCGAACGTGTACGACTCCATAGGCAAGAAATATCTGGACGAGGCAGCCAAAGAGATGACCATGAAGCAGGTCATGCAGAAGATCAAGGACGGGTACTGGGAAACGGATGAGGACCTCAAGGTCGGTAAGCACGTCACCATGCACGACCATAAGGGCAAGAAGTTCGTTATCTACATCGCGTCCGAATGACATTCGTTTCTTTGATCCATCCGTGATCTCGTTCTTTCGATTTCTGGTTCGTGAGGCCGCGTACGCAGGAAACGTAGGTGTAATTGAACTCTACAATTTCTTCGAGAGAGCCAAGAAGGAGAACCCTGAGCTCTACAGGAAGGCGCAGGCCCTTATCGCCAGGGGAGACTCCTCCAAGGAGGTCTGGAGGATAGTCCAGGACTTCCTCAAGGTCAAGCTGGTCGGAAAAGAATTCAATCCGTAAGTAATAAAGAGAAGAAATGAAACTCATCGTAGAACAAAACTTCGAGCACATCGACTACCTGGTCGAGGACACCAAACAGGGTAAGAGGCTGTACATCGAGGGCAAATTCATCCAGACGAACATCAAGAACCGTAACGGAAGGATCTACGAGGACAGGATCCTACGGCCGGTCATCGAGAAGTACATCCAGGAGAAGGTCAACACCGGTATGGCCGGTGGTGAGCTCAACCACCCCCAGAGAGCCGTGATCGACCCTGAGAGGGTCTGCCACAGGATCACCGAGCTGAGGTGGGACGGTGACGACGTGTACGGTAAGGCGTTGGTCGTGGACACTCCGATGGGAAACATCGTCAGGGGACTGATCGAGGGTGGCTTCAAGCTCGGGGTCTCGTCCAGAGGGATGGGATCCCTGGAGAAAAGAAGCGACGCCCACTACGTGAAGGACGACTTCATGCTGACCACCATCGACTGCGTCAGCGACCCGAGCGCTCCGGAGGCCTTCGTGAACGGCATCCTAGAGGGAGTCGAGTTCGTCTACGACAACTCCGGTAAACTGGTCGAGGTCGAGGTCGAGAAACTCTCGAAGAAAGCCGTAGACACGATCAAGAAGTCCGGGATCAACGAGTCGGTCAGGTTGAAGTCGCTTCAGAAGTTCTTATCGGCACTCTGATAAGTGTAACCGATTTCAATGAATGGAAATAATGACTTCATAAATAAATAGATAGAGAAATACATTCTCCTCTTTTAGTAAGTAAATAAGACACGAGGTTAAACGATCACATGACCAAGAACAAGTCCAGAATCAAAGAAGACGACGATGAGTTCGTCACCGAAGAGCTGACCGAAGAAGAAAGAGAAGCCATGCTCACCAGTGAGGATATGGATAAAGTCGGCGAAGAAGACGACGACGTGGACAACGACGGTGACTCCGACGAGTCAGACAAGTACCTGAAGAACCGTAGAAAGATCATCTCCAAAGCCATGAAAGAAGAGTCCAAGGAAGTTGTGAAGGAGGGTGAGGACGAGGAAGAAGAGGAAGAGGAGGAAGAGGAGGAAGAAGAGGAAGAAGAGGAAGAAGAGGAAGAGAAGGAAGAGGAGGAAGAAGAGGGAAAGGGTATGACCGAAAATGCCCAACTCGATGAACTCGACAAATCGACCTACCAAAAAACACTCCGTGAGATCATCAAGAGAATGAACGCGTTAGTGGAGAAACCAAACACTCGAGAAAACAGTATCGAATTGTCTCGTCTAGGTCAAAGCTTCATTAGGGCTGCCGCTTTTTCTGACGGGAAAAGACCAGCCCCACACCACCATAACGACATTAGTGGTGGTTTTTCTATGTATGAAGGACGACAACCACCCATGCACTGGCACAATGACCTTATCCAGGAAGACTACGCGATCTACTACAAGGGAAAGGTGTTCGACACCTAT